TCCTTGATAAAGAGGGTTTCCATTTGCATCTACTGCGTCTTTTGTTCCTGATACGCTGTCTGCATAAACCTCTTGAAACTTGTGAGCTAAGAAACCACGGGTGCGTGATCCGTTTGCAGTCCATGTGTACTCGATAGGCTCAAGTGCATCAATTCGTGCGCCTTGACCAGTAACAGCACCAATGACAGTCTTTAATCGGTAATCAGAAGTTGTGCTGTAAATTGTTAATGCGTTTGTGTGAGAGATACTGCCAGTTCGAGTTCCATTTCGATATATATCAAAAACAGTTTGCTGAGATGAACCACTGTCAGTATTGTTCAAGGCATACATTGCAATTGCCGCACCATTTGCATTGCTAACAACTTGTCCACTATAAGCGGTACTCGTAGTCCCCACCAGCAAGTTACCGCTAGAGTCTATTCTGGCTCGTTCTGTGCCGTTGCTATCACTAATAGCAAATGTATTTGCGGCAGGAGAGCCAATAAAAGCACCCGCAGTCCCTGCGTCATAACGCATATACAAGTTCAAACCATCAGAGTTTCCTGTGAAGGCAACACGACCTCCCGCAGATGTAATTCTGTATGCAGAAGAAAGAGACGATGTAGTCCCCACCCCCAAATTCCCACTTGCATCCAGAGTCATCGCCTGAGTAAAGGAGATATTGGCATTTGCAGAACCTGATGCGGCTGTAAACCATTGATGACCACCAGAATTTAATGTTGCCTTGCTTGCAAAGCCGTCAGCGTAATATTTCTCAAAAGTGTTTGTATCAAGGTATGAGTTTTGGTATAAATAACCAGTTGAAGCCGTTGATGTAAAAGATGCACCAAGAAGTTGAACGGCTTTTGTACCGCTATACCAAGCACTCGGAGTAACTCCCAAGCCTAGATTGCTTGTCAGGGTCAATCCAGTGCTTGCTAAACGCATCCATTCTGTGTGTGAAGCAGCAAGACCCGCCCATACGAAATCACCATAACCACTAGAATTTTGCACAACGCCAAACACGTTCTGCATATTTCCATTATTTTTAAAGTAGATAGAGTTAAAGATTCCAGTAGCAGGGGTTGCACTATTCTGGAGAACAAAACCATTAGGATAAGTCGTAAAGTCTGTAGCAGAGTAAGTTGTATCTTTATTACGATTAGATGTGAGGTGAACACCACTAAACGATAGAACACTGCCAGTAGTTATGTTCTTTGAGCTATCCAAATATAGTACGCCATCAACAGTTCCAGCACTCAGATTTACAGTGCTAGAGGCATTTATTGATGTGAAGTTACCATTATTGGCTGTTGTAACTCCAACAAGTCCATTGATATTGATATTGGCAGTACCTGTCAAGTTGGTCACAACACCACTAGAAGGCGTACCCAAAGCACCACCATTGACAACAATAGAGCCTGTATTAGGTGTATTGATAGCCAAAGCAGTTGCTACACCAGTACCAAGACCAGAGATTCCAGTAGACAGAGGCAAGCCAGTAGCGTTTGTCAAAGTGGCAGATGTAGGAGTTCCCAATACTGGAGTCACCAATGTAGGACTTGTAGACAGTACGTTATTGCCAGAACCTGTTGAGCTAGTTACGCCAGTACCACCATTTGCAACGGGAAGAGTTCCTGTGACATTTGTTGCAGCGTTTACAAAGGTTGTAGATGTTGTTCCAGTACCACCATTAGCAATAGCCAAAGTACCAGTAATGTCAGCAGTAGAAAGACTTACGGCATCCCAAGTAGCATTCGTACCATCAGTCTGAAGATACTTGTTGGCGTTACTTGTTTGGCTTGGCAATAGGTTGTTTAGAGCACCTGCTGCTGTAGAAGCACCTGTACCGCCATCAGCAACCGCTAAGTCTGTAATACCAGTAATTGTTCCACCAGTAATTGCGGCAGCAGAGTTGTCTGTCTTTGTCGCAATAGCAGTCGAGATATTGTTGAACTCAGTGTCAATCTCAGTACCCTTGACAATCTTTAATGGATCACCAGTTGGGAGATTATCTTTAGTCGCAAAGTTGGTACTTTTTGTGTAATTTGACATACTTATCCTATCTTGCCGTTCTTGGTTAAAAGTTCAATCTTTTGAATTGATAACTGTGTTCCATTGATTGTTGTCTCATATCCAGTCTGAACAACCTTGCCAGCACCAGATGCACTTACATCTAAGGTCTTAATTAAAACCCCGTTAGAGTACTCTGAAATATTGTATTCAGCAATACCATATTCGTATGTTCCTTGAGCAGGGATATACGCATTGTTTGACAAATAATTGGTAGCAAAATCAAAGCCCCACTTTATCGTTACAAACTGGTCTGACCCACCAATAACGATAACCTTAATCCGCTTCAAAATAGAGATTTGATTCACATTCCCAAGGTCTGCATGGTTTGTATAGTAAGCAAACCGATAATTTGATGTGCTATCTTGATATCCACCATATTTGCCAATGTAACCAGTTTTACCAATAAGTAAATCACCATTACGAAGTGAATACAAACAAGTAGGACTGATATTGTTCCATTGAGTTACACGAGAAGCACCATCGGGAAGTTGTGTCTTAGTATCAAAGCAGAACACTTGAGCAAGTGCGGGTAAAACAAGCAGATAAAACGCATTCTTTTCTGAGTAAACAGACTTTATGGTGCTTAATGTTTCAACCGATATAGCAGAAACCAAAGTAGAACGAATATTCTTAGACAAGTCTCTTAGAGGTGCAGACTTTTCTTGAATAGTCCTCATTAAAGAGCGTACACCTGAATCTGACAGAAAGATAACATCAGAGCCAACACTCTGTATTGAATCTCTGGCAATACAACCAATAGAGCCTACTGTGTCGCTTAGGGACATCGTGGCGGGGGTTGTAGCACCGCTATAAACAAGAATCTGTCGTTTACCAAAGATGAACAAGAAATCATTGTGAGCTGCCAAACCCATTACTTCATCTGCACCATTAGGCCATACACGGGTCACATCTAGTGAACCTGTTGTACCACCCGACCATACATGACCCGCAATCAGATCAGAAAAGTAAACAGTTGTCTTATTGCTTGTAGTGTTAGCCACCCACAGACGACCAAATGCTGAAATAGCAATATTTGCTTGCGGAACAGTGGCTACATAACCAGAACGCTCGCTAACTCTGCGATAAGTAGTTGTACTCACAGCAGGGTCAAAAATCAATGGATCGTGACCAGATTGAAAGAAATAAGTAACTCCATTCAAACTAGCACAATGCCAGTTACTAGAAGTAATCGTAGGAGCAGAACCACCACCACCATAGGTCAACTCAGTTACAGCATTTGAAGTTCCAAGTTTGAATAACTTGTTGTTCCCTGCGAATAGAACTGTAAGAGTGCCATCAATCTGGACTAACTCATGGATAACTGTTACATCGTTAAATCCAAGGTTTCCAGATGAGGAGTTAAGTAGCGTGTAGCCTTTTCTAGCACCAATACGACCATATTGGTCAATCACGCAGTTGGTTGCAACCAAAGCGAAGCCAGACGCCAAATCTAATGGCGAATCTTGAGTATTCAGGCCATAAAAGCCTGGTGCTGAAATGCTATCGCTTTGAAGTGGTGCAGACATTATATTGCCACAAAGTTATCTTCAGGATAGCGAGTGCTTTCCATAGCTACGGCATCAGACAACATACCTTTGTATAAAACATAGGCATCTGAAGTTGTTGTACCACCATCTTCGCCACGCTCCATCAAAGCACGGGCATAGGCATTTTGAGCAACCAAATAGTCCAAAACCTTGACTGAAGTGCCATCAACAGACAAATTAGCCTGTGGGATGGTCAAATCAAACAATAAAGTAAATACGCCACTTGGAACTGGAAACAAATCAATCTTTGTATCGCCATTGCCATCTACACCATTAAAACAAAACTCTGATGGAATACCTTGACTAGGAGTTCCAAAGTTTAGTTTGCGAGTCATATCCGCAACAGTGGTGTTATCTAGGGTAATAACACTTGTAGTATTGATAGCATCGTTAATACGAAACTTCTGACCCGTACCTGTTAATGAGTAGGAACTTGTGCCGCTAGTTGTAGTCACTGTGACTGTCTGATTTAATACATTCCAAGTGTAAGCATCCTCTACTTGACGTTTAGCATCATTGACAAACTTGCCAATCAATGCGGAATAAGTTGTTTCTGTCACTGTAGAAACATTAGTCTCACGCAAACGAGTGAGAACATCGTTAACAAGTTCTAAGTAAGTCATGTTCGTTGCGCTCCTTCAACCTCAAAAGTTGCAAGTACAGACATTGTTGAACCAGCTTCAGAAGTAGTGGTTAAATAATCACCTTCTTCCATCACAAAATATTGTGTGTCTGAAATAAGCGTTAATGTTGTTCTTGCTGATAAA